CCTTCTAAGAATTGATTCTAAATCCCAGAATCTAACTGGTTTCTTTTTTAATTGTCTCATCCATCCGACTTTCGGTAGCGGAAATGGCATTAAATTTATCCAATCCATAATCCAATCGTCACCGATTGCCACATGTACGTACCAAGCATCCGCTCCGGTTGTATTCCATTGCTCTGCTGGATGAATCTCCGAATCCGACTTTACCGTCTTTGCAAGTATGAAACTCTCTGGTGTCTTATGTATATAACCATATGCAAGATATGCAGATATATCCTTAAACATATCCTTGTTGCATTCCTCGTAAAAATTCTTTGTGCGTTCGAGAATATTCATGTCGATACCGTTGCTCCTAACGCTACTCGTTTCCATGCGGTTCCATCATCCACCGCCAGGCATTTACTTCCGCTATCTCCGTCCGTACAGAACACTACCCTACCCGCCGTACCCGCAGATGGTAATGCGCTAACCGCATAACTTGGTAGCGTAATTAATACGCCACTCATCGTACCACCCGTAACGCTTATTGCATTACTCCCTTGAGTCGCAATTGTGCCAAGTCCAAGGTTCGATCTTGCGGCACTAGCGGAGGTTGCGTTTGTACCGCCATCCGCGATTGCGATGGGTGAGGATAGTCCACTTATGGTTCCACCCGTGATATTCGCGCTAGACTCGTCTATAGTCACGGTAGGCTCGCCTAATTGATTTAGGTTAGCGGCGGTAGTCTCTACTCCGGTAGCGTAGGTAAACCCACGTGTGACTGATGCGGTAATAGCCATTACTCTACCGTCCTCCGCGCATTCGCGCCGCCCGATATCGCTTCCAGCGATACATGGCGGAAAACGGGTCTACCCGCTGTTACGTCTACCTCGACGTTGGCGGCGTAGCCGCGCGCTCTGCCAGTTCCAAAGCGAATCAGTTTCTCCTCGCTCCCACTCGCATTCTCCGTATGTACCGTGTTGCTCCGATCCGGGTCTGTTGTGTTGACCTTGATTGTGAAGTTGTCGCCGTCCGCTACCTCGCATCCGAGTTGTCCGCGTTTCCACGACTTTACGTCTATGCTCCCGAAGGTAAAAGAACGGGTCTTCAACTTCGCGGTAATGGCGGTGGATGTTGTGCTTGCGTTCCCGATTGTTCCCGTGACGTCGGTGGCGGCTTCCTCGATTAAGTGCCATCCCTTATCATTGCACGCGAAGAGTCTGCGTTTTTGTGGGTTTGATCCATGTAGTACGGTAACGAAATCATCTATTACAAAACCGGATGGGAAAGAATCTACTGATGTCCATGCATTATTAAGTATATCGTAAACGAATATTTTATTATTGTCCGTAGCTGAACCCGTGGGAACCGCCAGGTAATATTTATTATCAAATACGATACCACATGCTTTGCTTGCGGCGGCGTAATTAACTTCTTTAAATTGATCCTGTATTGGACGGGATAATGGGATTGCTTCTCCGCTTACTTTTGAGATTGCGACTCCTAATCCTTTACTCGGATCAAGTCCTTGCTGAAGGGTGAAGACACCGTCATCAGATAGGAAGTAATACTGCGGTCCACTTGCGGCTATACTCTTACGAGCTACACATCCACGTTGGCGCGTAATTTCAAATACGGAAGCGGCGGAAGTGGTAGCCACATTATTGATCATATGGATGGAGTTGCGGAAAAATACGAGCAACTGGTTTTCCATATAAGGTGTGAATCCGACTAAGAAGTCAGCGGTTCCACGATTGATTCGAAATTGGCTCTCACTTGCCAAAAAGTTATCTGTGTCCAAGAGATCGGACATAATAATCGTGTAAGCGGAATCAGATGGTTGTGGTATAATGAGTCTGTTTGCAAAGAATATGCCAAAGTCTGTACGTGGACATTCGACTCTACCCGCACCAGGTGAACCATTGTTCTTTAAATCGAAGGTACTATCTACGGTTCCATCTCCATTGGTATCCGTAAACACGCCATCCCATTCGAGTGGATCTTTTCCGCTTCCGCGAAATAGAATTAACTTCTCTAGAGATTGGCAAAAGCTTGCGCCATCTGCGGCGGCAACTACTTCCGATCCAGTATACTCAACATACTTACCACTATTATTTGAGTCATTCCATAGGATAACTTTATCTTTAGTCGCAACTGCGATATACTCATTTCCGGTTGCTGGGTCTGAGAAGAGTGTCGATGCAAATGCCTCCTCTGTGCCTGCTGAGTAACTCAAGGTTACTGCACCCGCCTTAAACTCGATACCCTTACGCACTTCCGCTATATCACCATCCAAGCGCATATTTTGCGAAGCTTCTACGGTTCCGCCTTCGAGTGTAGTAGGTTCAAGGTACGAATCGATACCACGAAAACCGCGATCACCATCAACTAAGATAGGATCATCCATGCGGCCACTCTGTTCGTATCTCGCCATTACTTCTTCTTAATCTCTTGGTAGAGTTTAATACTCATGTAGACTAAGGTGACTGCGCCTACCGCGATACCAAGGAAGGTATCTATCGTTGATAATCCAAAGGTTGCGGCGGTTCCGCTCATACCTAAAATTGAAGCACGATCTACCATTATGTTCTACCTCCTGGTGTGAAATAAAATCCGATAATCATGGGCAATACCACGGAACAACTGAATAAACTTATGGAACCCGTGGTAACGACCATAGGGGCTTGCTCTGCTGGAAAACTGATGAGTCCGAATAAAAATTCTCTTTTTCCCTCTCCCGTAATGTTTGTAGTTGTGAGGAGTGGAACGCTTGGGTAGACGGTGGTGATACAAGTGACGAATGAGAACGTACACATCCCGATAAGAGCGAGCATACGACGAGTAGCGCGAGTGAAAGCACCACCAGGACCGCTGTTGAGCGATTGTTGAAATTGAATAGCGAACTGATTGTTTCTGCACTCTCTCGCCATTTCCATTTCGTATTTCTGCTGACGAGCATCGGTAATCGCACCAAACACGCCTTTAAGAATACTGCCCATTGCGGCTGATCCCCCACCGGTAAGAAAGAGCGTAAGTAACTCAAACATTTCATTTACCCTCCACTTTCTCGAAGAGTTTCTGAACGTCGCGTCTACGATCTTCCGAGATTTTATTTAAATGCTCAACATCCTTACATTGTCCGGCATGGGATATTTCCATGTAACGAAGGCGTTCCTTCATGTCATCAATCTCCCATTTGTTGCGCTTGATGAAGAATGCCAGTATTGAGAGGGCAACGCCAACTCCCGCAAACATGTAATGGGATATCTCCATTTCACTTCTCCACTTTATCGCGCAAGCGATCCAGTTCTTTCTCGATATATTTTAAACGCTCAAACTGCTGATAGTCGGAGGTAATCGGCGCGTCTTGCATTTCGACTAAATGATCGAGATCCGCTTTTGCCTGCTCTGCGAATTTCTCCAGGTGCATCATGCGTGCAGATAAATCGCCAAGCAGAGTGCCTTCATGTTGGACTCGCCCAAGACTATTATCGAGTTCGTTAATCTTATTCCAAATGACGGAGTAACCCCAAACTGCCGTGCCAACCACCGCAATGACTTTTGCCATAAATGCGAGGTTTGCCTTAACTTGTACATTATCTCCGACTTCGGTTGCCATTACTAAGGTCCATTAGGATCGGTCCAATCTGGACCATCTAAAATTGTAAGTATTTCTGAGTGTGAATACGCGGTCTTACCATATAGGAATCTTGGCTTATTGCCCTCATACTTAACGAATGTCTGCGACCCGTCTAGCGAGTATCTAAGCGTGGATGCACTCGTCTCAAGCACTTGGTCAAAATCGACGGAAGATACTTCCGAAGCGTCAATTATTACATAGCTCCTACTCATGATGGTACATCGGTTGAATATGTTGGTCCATTTACTAGCGTCATATCCACACCCCCGCTTCCTTGGTCGGCAATAGTAGTACCGCTTCCACCGTTTATGTCGCCCATCCTATACCAATGAACTGGTGAGTAACCAGCAAGGTCAGCCGCGACTCCGCTATTGTATATCGAGGTTATGTCGCTTGCACTAAGTGCGGAATTAAAGCACGCAAACTCATCGATTTTGCCGTCCACAAAATAAAATCCCGTGATGGCAAAAAACTTAGCAATTAAAATATCGCCATCTGTTTGAGTGCCACCTACTGCATTAGCATTTATATATAATTTTAAGTCACTTCCGTCACCAGTTACTGCCCAATGGTTCCAGACCCCAGCGGACCAAGGAGAACCACTAAAGCTAAAGGTACGAACGCCTCCCGACGTACGGATATAAACAACGATGTTCGAATTTGTGACTATTCCGTATTGAGTGCCGTTTGGTGAAGTGAAGTTTTGGAGACCAGTAGTTTTATCAAGTTTAGCCCAGAAAGAAATACTCTTATTACCCGATAATGTGATTGTACTTGCTGGCGTAGCGTGATCGTCAGTCCCGTCAAATTCGACAGACCTTAAATTACTAAAACTACCACCCGCAAGTCGGCCATTGCTGGTAGCAGACTTACCTCCGCCTAGTCCAAGACCAAGCGATATGGTGGAATTACCCATTAGATATTATAAGCGATAACCGCTCCGCTCGTAAGATCGATACTGGTAAAATTTCCGTAAAGTACGGTTCCGGCGGATAAGGTTGTTCCGTCTTGCCCCGTGCATATATCATCCAAGTTGGTAATGTTGGATGCTTGCGCGGCTAACACGGTGTCTTCAGTTGCTTGGATTGCAAAGAAGTTACCTGTATGGACGGCAGTATCATTGATATACTCACCTCCGTTAAGTCCGAGTCCTCTGTATTCTGATGCCATGATATTATATTCCTATTTGTGAAGTGGTTCCGTAAGTGATGAATTTGATGTGATTAAATTGTCCTTGTTGTCTTTCGAGCTTATCTAGTTCCTGTAAAATAACTGCTTCCGCTTGTGCTTGGATAGCGGCGGATTTATCGAATTGGCCATCTGTCGCAAGCATATCCGACCAAGCCCCTAGAGTCGCATATTCCGAAAAAATGTAAGGGAAGTTTTCGCCTGCCGAATAATTTGCAAATGGAGTGCGGTAAAGTACGTAGACGGGTGCTGTGCTATTGCGATCCACTAGAATTGCTTGCCCGTAATCATTTGTTGCGGCGGCGCTAAATTCTATGCGGAAAGCTAAGTCACGCGCATTTCCGCTTTCATATGGATCATTCTCAGTAATACGCAGAATCTCCCCTATAGTATTACCTAACTCAATTACCCCTATGGTTGAAGCAGTTGCGGTTGCACCGCTTCCCGATCCACCAGAAAAAGCTACCGTTGGCGCGCTAGTATATCCCGTGCCATGATTTGTTACGGCAACTCCGTTTACTTCGCCATCTGCGTTTATTGTTGCGGTTGCGGCGGCTGAAGAACCTCCACCTCCACTAAATGAAACGGTTGGTACACCAGTATATCCGCTACCGCCAGAACCAACGTTTACGTTGCGTACCTGGATGTCCGGTATCTTTTGTTCAAAGCGAATTGTGTCTGGCCATCTGGCGCGTTCCCATGCCAAGCGTCCAAATCGATTAAAGCTACGAATAGCGGCATTTTGTTCGGCGGTCAAAAACGAGTCTACCCCAACCAGATGGGTGAGGTTTGTTAGCATCGTATTGACTCCTACTACTCTCATGCCGTTTTGAGGCTAGGAGCGCTAAAAGATTCCTTGCCAAATGATTTTGCCTTGAATGATGGATTATCGCGAAGGAACTCATTCACGAAACTTTTGTCGCCCCAACATCCACGATGTGATTGATGCCAGCGGAAATATTCGCGAGCGGGGATTGTGCCTTTTAATTGACCAAGTCCATCCGACTTCGCAACTCCCATTTCGGAGTTTTCTTTGCGTGCCATTTGTTCACGCATGGAAGCTTCGTGTTTTTCGAGGTCTACTTCATAACGCAAATAACGGTCCAAGTTCTTCATGAACTGAGATCCGTTTCCGCTCTTCCATTGAGGTAAAAATATATCTGCCATACTTAAATTGGTTAGGAATAGGGAGAGGCTCGACGCGCGAACCTCTCCCCTGTGTAATTCCTAATCGCTTATATCTGAGCGATCTCTAACTTAATTACGACCTCACCAGCGGTAAGCTCGTTTAAGCTATATGGAGCATCGTTATCCGTATCTGGACTGAACAGAATATCAACGGTGTCGGCGGAGGTATAAACCTTGCCGTTTTCGTTGTCGAGTAATGCGCCTGTGTTAGCAACGTAAGAAATCTCAGTTGCGTCAGTATGAATATCAGCGGCAGTGATATATCCATCAGCGTCATCACCATCTCCAATTGTGATGGTAAGGTCATCTCCGGAACCACTATCGTTGAACGCGGTTACAAGTTTAACTGCGCAATTACGAACCTGACTTCCGGCGGGAAGCGTATAGGTAAACGTTTTGGTTGCGCGGTCTGCGAGTGTGCCAGCATTGGCTACCGAAAAGTCCTCAAAAGTAATATTGAGTTCATCGGTGAATCCATTTGCGGCTTCTTGATTTGATAAAGCACCCATGTCTTATTTCTCCTTATTGTTTAAGATTAGTTAAAGAAACCGTGAGCCTTGGGGCTATGGCACGCGAGGCCACAAATAATATCTGCAAATCCGCGTCTTCCGCCTCCTTGATTCTCAAGCTCAGTATTGGACTCAGCTTTAAGAGTATGGATGGCAACATAGTCAGGATCGATAAGCAAACCCGCGTCTCCGTCGATGGTAGAACTACCAGACGTGCGATTCAAGAATACCGACGGCAAAATTGCAATTTGCCCAAAATCTCCCTCGTATAGATTAACCGTAAGGGTGATTTTCTTGGACTCAGCGGGTTGTGTTACTGAAAAAGCAAATCCGGCTCCTCCTGCTTGACGCGAGAAGTCACTAATTTCCTTTTTTAGTGTAGGACCAGCGATAAGGGTCAACTGACCACCTGGCATTCCGTTAGCTTCGTAGAGTTCTTGAAGAACGCTATTAAAGGTAGTTTCGGTTTGGGTTGAAGTCGTATCGTTGGCAACATTTTGAAACGCAGTTGGCACATCTGAAGGTTGTCCACCTACTCCTAACCACTTAAACATTCCGCGAGTTTTGTAGGGAGATCCTGCTCCGCTATCAGCTTGACGATCTTGTGCTGAACAAACAGCAGATTCGACATCTCTTTTTATTTCACGTATCGCAAGCGCTTCGCTATGGGCGAACTCAGATGAGATACCAGCAGTGTCCACAAGTTCTTGAATATCAGATACTTGGAACGATCTTCTAAATTTCTGAATATAATTTCCAAGACGTACGCGATCTGCGGATTTGTTACTAAAACTGGTAACATCTTCACCCTCATTAACACCATCGAAAGAAGGTTGATCAAGGGATTGGGTTTGGACTTCAAAGAATGTTCCAGTTGCATTTGCTTTTTTTGCCATACTTACGAATGGCGTAGATTCGGGTTCCAAAATTGTGAGGACATCCGTTAAGTCCTCGCGGTTCCCGGCGGTGTTATAAGAAGCGGCTTTAGCCATTTTTATTTTCCTCCTAAGATTTTCTAAGTTTTAAATATTGTTGATAGTCTGCCATTGACCCGGAAGCTTCGTATTTCTTCTTCGCCGCTTCCACAGCCTTCAGCTTGCTTGATTGAGGAGTCTTTGCCCTTGCCGTCCCTGCTTCCGTGGATGCCACGGGTGCTTTGGGTTTGGGTGGCGGTTTTGCCGCCTGCTCCTGTCTCGCCTTTACCGCATTCAATCCCTCCACCATGAGTGCCAGGGCGAAGTTAGAGTTTGGTAAATGATCGACCAATGGTTGGTACAACTTGTTGCCCTTCACTTGCATGAATAACTTGTAGTCATCGCTCTCCGGTTCTCCTAAGAATTGGAAGGTTTGGATCGCTTGCTGATCAGATGCCTGACGCTCCTTAATCCATGCCTGTCTTGCGGGGGCATCCTTGCGAATTATCTTCTTCGCATTGGATCGTAT